AATATCTCCCACCACCTAACTATTCTGGCCTTAATGGCCGTATCATTCTTGCTTCTATGTTGTATCTCGAGTGATACTTCTTAGTTGCTATCTATGATGATGGTTTAAAAGCGTTTTGCACGGTTAGCATGCCTTATAATTTGCACCCCCTTACCCTGGACCTTAACGGTCCTTACTTCGGATATCACACTTCTCATTGAAGTGCTCGTACCTCCGTACACTACTTAGTTATACTTCTTTCAAAAAGTAACTTACCCTGGACCTCCTTGGTCCTTACTTCGGAAATCACATTTCACACCAGAAATGCTCGTACCTCCGTAGCCCCCCAAGTTATGCTTCTTTCAAAAAGCAACTGTACCCTCGTCAAAGACACAACTCGTCTAAGACACTACTTCGGATATAGTATTTTACTTACCTCCCATTTAATCAATATAATAATAAAATCAATAAAATATAAACCTTTACCGATATCATTTATCATTTACTATGGGAACTCCCTTACTTCGGAATATACTTCTTTACTTCATTCCACAAAAACACAACCCCCTACCTTTGCTTTTTCCAAGTGATGACAACCTATAAATTTATAGACCAGGGGTGTTCTGTGACTGGAAGGAGGGGGACAGGCAGAGCTAGTGAAATAGCACCTGTTCAAAGAATTCCTAAATGCAATTCTGCACCGGAGTACCTCTTGAATACTGAACTGGAGCAACCTATTATGGTTAAATCCAAACCCGTAATGACTGAATCACCTCGCGCTGACAGTCCACTTACGTCGCGATCAAATTTTCAAGAAACTTATGAATCCCAAAGTGACTTTACTAACCAATCTTTTTACCATGGGTACGCCCTTACTTCGGAACAAACTTCTTCACCCCGTTCCACACAACCAAACAACAACCCCCTACCTTTACTTTCCCAAGTGATGACAAACTTTGAAATTATAGACCAGGGGTGTTCTGTGACTGGAAGGAGGGGGATAGGCAGAGCTAGTGAAATAGCACCTATTCAGAGAATTCCTAAATGCAATTCTGCACCGGAGTGCCCCTTAAATATCGAACTGGAGCAATCTTCTAAGATTAGATCCAAACCCGTAATGGCTGAATCACCTCGCGCTGACAGCCCACTTGCGTTGCGATCAATCACTAAAAAGACTAACAAGTCTCAAAGTGATTTAATGAATACTATCATTAACAATCGTTTTGGTTTAAAAACTAAGACTATAAAGCGACTAATACTTATGGACAGTGTCTGCTTACCCGATGCGATTGACGAAGTCAATAGATCACGTCTCGCAACTGGTTTCACACTTATTGAACCTTCTTCATTAACAGATTTCTTAGAACATATTGATTCTTTGATGTCAATCGAAGAACTCGAATCCTTTGCTTTGGAGAAGTTCAAAAAGTCAAAGATGCCCATTTATGTTAAAAGGAGACTCAAAAATGCTAAAAACAGACGTTTGTCTGATTTACGCATTAATCGCTCCAAAGAAAGAGATCGAATTCCTATTTATCCTGATGATATTGACCCATTTTCTGCTTACTATTATGATTTAAATATGAAAAAAGCACGTGGTCGAATCATTACAGAATCAAATATACAAGGTTCAAATTTCCTGGAAGACTTCAAATTTTCTGACGTCATGGAATTTAAACCTATTGAAGGATCCTCTGGACATTTTGTTGCAACAAGTTGTGTATTTATGTATCAACTTTATCGAAGCGAAAATATTATTGATTATGCTACTTGCGTGTATCAATATATCCGCGCATCTGGTATTAATTACAAACTTATTCTTCGTCCAATCTCTGATGTTTTAGATTCATGTCTCGAATATATTAAAACTCCTTTTAAGAGTGAAGAGATTATATCTGAATCATTTTTGTGTCGCTCTCAAGATTTTATGAATTTCATCGTTAGTATTATGGATAGTGCAGTTGCACGTTCAATCAAAAACTTAATACTTACGGTGACATCCATGCGCCTTTTCGATAAAGACATTAGTAGATCCATTGTCAAATATATTGGAAAACCTACACCTGGTCCCGTACTAGATGTTGTTTTTACCATGTTAGAAGATCTACTTAATCTTATGAAAGTAGGAGACGCCATAGCTACAGGAACACCAATATGTGATGCTTTATTTAGTAAAGATCCTGTTACTGAAGCTATTATGAGCGCTCATCTTTTATTAGAAAAGAGAGACTATTTGTATGAAGGATTAGCCATAGAGGGATATATGTGTCAAAGAGAGTTTATGATGAAAGCAGCTCAATTACTTGAGTTTTTAGAATCATCTCTTAAACACTATAGTATCACTTCTCCAACTTTTCGTTCAATATCCTCAGTAACTTTACAGTTACGAAAGGTTACAAATGAATTAACTGCTGTTATTCAAGCTAGTACTAGGACTCCTCCATTGTGTTTTGTAATACATGGTCCTCCTGGTATTGGTAAGAGTAAGATTTGTGAATATCTTTTTGATATTCATTCTGAGACAGTAGGACGTAAATTTGACATGAGTCATGTTTATGTAAAAAATTCAACTTCTGAATACTGGGAAAAATATAATAGTATGAAACATCCTTATGTTTTCATATCAGAACCAGGAAAAGTGCATGCTACAATCGCTGCTTCCAAAGGCGATGATGGTGTGTTTGAACTTTTAAGTTTAGTTGATAGTCTTCCCTATAGTCTGAATATGGCTTTTGGGGAAAAAGGAGGAGTTTTCTTTAACTCTGAAATGATAGTGTGTGACACCAACAATCCTGATTTTAATCTTGCCAAAATAGCTGCAGCACCCGCTGCATATCGTAGGCGGTTTGTTTATATTGCACCTGTCGTTAGAGATGAGTATAGAAAGGAGGACTCTGATGCTCTAGATCCTGCTAAATCTATTAAAGCTGGTGGTAATTTTCTTGATCGGTTTCATTGGAATATATACATCCAAAAACCTATCAATAATAAACAATCCCAGAAAGTTTTATTAGCAACAAACGGTGATTTTGAAACCTTTGAAAGAACTATTTACAATTTAATTGTGAAACATATCAAAGATGAAAAATTAGTGTCTGATAATGTCAAGGATATTCATTTCTCTGATCGAATCCAGAAATATAAAGATGAGATAAAAGAGGGATTGTTGCCTGCAGATGTTGACGATATCAAAGCAGAATCTGAAATTCTCAACAAGATTTCTGCAAAGGCTAACCAGCAATATGCAAATATATCGAATTATGATATAAGAGCTGGTGCCCACCGTTTCATGCAGGGTTGTATACGAACACGAAATAATGTGATTAATCATTTTAATAATGGCTATCAATACATACTTGATTTATCTATATATTCAGGTAGTGTGTTGATTACAGCTATGTTTCTGATGATTCAATTACTATTTTCTTATGGATTACTTGGAAGACAAGAAAATTTATGGACTATTAGTAGGCCTAGAATTACAATAGGTATTTTATTATCTATCTATTTGTATTCCACTTTTCCCGTGTTCACATTTGGCTTTTTAATTGCTTTTTGGCGAATACAAGGTGTGTGGTATTACTTTAAGTATTTACTACTACTATTTTGTAAACGTCGAACTAAGCAACAATTGAAGAGAAGTTGGGACCGTTTTTCATTCCATATAGGACTGAATACTAATCCTAGCTATTTCATACAAGCTCATTCAAGACATCTATTTTATATATCTGGATTTCTTGCGAGTATACAAGCCATTTCATTATTTCGTGCATACTTAAAATCGCGCAACATTTACACTGAAGCTGTTTTAAGTAAATTCGTCATTCCTGATGATAGTAATGATGAATTACACGAGATGGAGAAAACATTCCATTGTGGAGAATCTTATAAGCGATTTAAGAATAAAATTCACCCCATTTGGAATACAAGAGAGATTCTTGACGTTTGTATCCATACAGGTACAGGAGAAGAATTGAGTATGGCGATAGCTCGCAATATTCGATATGCTACAGTCATTGGAGAAGTAACCACTAATACTTATGTATTTGGTATATGTGGCAACTTTGCTCTAATTAACTCCCATGCTATAATTGGAGATAACGTTGAAATTTGGCTTTCTACAGATGGTTCAGTTGTTTCTGATCCATCCAATCATCCTTATAAATTTAAGAAAACTAGAATTAACGCTAGAAGCGTTCGAAATTTAGGAAATGATTGTTCATTGGTATCACTCAGTTGTAATCCTTTTCGTAATATTTTACAACATATTGCGAAGGATAATGATTTCTTTTACCAAGTAGAAGCATTTTTCTGTAATGAGAATTTGAAAGCTCAATACAAAGAAACTCCTTTGAGTGTCACTCACGCAGGCGTTCATAAAATAAGTATGACACCTTATTTTCAGTACTCATATCTTAATCATAAACCGGGTTTATGTGGTATGCCACTAATTGTTCGCAAGGACAAGGGATGGTGTGTTGCCGCTATACATGCGGCAGGAAATACAAGTACTAATGACTGCTATGGTGTTTGCATTAGTCAACATCAGATTATCGATGGAATTAAATCCATCATTGAAGGAACCAATTTAATGGAAATTGCCAGTGAAGGTTTAGTCATTGAGGGTTTATGCGATCCTAGTGAACGCTCTCCACTGCGGTTTGAACCTACCAGTAATTTGGATTATTATGGTAAAATCCCTGGTAATGTTTTCATGAAAAATCGTTCGAGATTAACTAAAAGTCCATTTGCAGGACGGATAGATGATATTCTTTCGGATGTATATGAATTTAAACATGATGTTGAATTTGGACCTCCTTTAATGAGACCAGCTATGATAGAAGGACAGTATGTTAGTCCTTGGAATAGATGGTATCGATCCAGAGATGTTCAAAATGCCCCACTTGATAGAGATATTCTCGAAAATGTTATTGATATTTATTCAACACATATCGTAGAAGGTCTCAGAGAAGTTGGAGTTACAGAATTAAATCCACTTAATATTGAGAGTGCAATAAACGGTGTGTTAGATGATCCTTTCATAAGAAGGGTTAATGCTACCACATCTGGTGGATTCGGTTATCCAGGTTCAAAAGACAAACATATTCCTCTGGTTGATGAAGAGGCGAGTCTTAGGGAACCAACTCCTGATCTCAAAGCACGCTTGGTGACGATTTTAAAACAGTATCGTGCGAAAAGAACTGTTAGTCCTGTTTCCAAGAGTTGTCTTAAAGATGAAGCACGAGAATGGAAAAAGATTCTTAGTGGCAATACAAGAGTTTTCTTTTGTGGCCCTATAGATACCTTAATTCTGTGCCGAATGTTTTTGGCTCCTTTTTTCACGTTGATGGTCGAACATGGCGGAATTTTTGGTTCCGCGGTTGGCATTAACATGATGAATGGTAGTGATGACTTTGTCAAAGATCTATTAGATTTCTCCGACTTAATTATGGAAGGAGACTATAAGTCTTTTGATATTGGCATGCCATTTGAAATAGGATGGGCTGCATCTTCTATAGTACTAAAAGTCTTAGAGGCTATGGGCTATAATGAAGAGGCACTCAATGTCGTCAAAAGTATGTTGACTGACAATTTGTTTCCTGTTATAGAGGTATTGAGTGATATCTTTAGAGCAATGGGTTTGCAGATTTCAGGGAAATATGCTACAGCAGAAGAAAATTCCATTAGAGGATGTATTATGCTCCTCTATTTTTGGTATTCACATGAACGTTTGAAAAAGATGAATTTTTTCACACATGTCAAGATGATTACATACGGTGACGATGTTCTTGCAGCTGTCAAACCAGCTGTTGCGGAATATTTTAACAATGTAACTTATCAAGCGTTTGTAAGAAGCCAATATAACATGGATTTTACCTCTGCAACTAAGGATTTAGATATAGAACCGTTTGTAAACATACATACTGCTTCATTTCTTAAAAGAACTTTCAAGTTCTCGGAAGAGTATAACAGATGGTTAGGACGTTTGGACATGAACTCAGTTCACAAGGCGTTGACTTGGTATCTGCCATCAGGTAATGTATCCCGTGAGAAACAATTAACTGATACTTGCATATCGATGCTTTGGGAATTATGGTTCCACTCCAGTAGAGAGCAATTCACTAATGTGCGAGATGCTCTTATTCTTATGTGTGTTGAAACTTTGGAATTATCCTCAATAGATTTAAATAACATTTTTCCGTTGTTTGAAGATATTGAGTCCAATGTTTTAATATAAATCCTTTAGTCTTGGGAGGACTTAAAACTCACCCTGCAATATAGAATGGTAAGCTATATTGTAACTTTGATTACCCGTCATTGACGGTCCTTTACCCTAAAATTGGAGAACTTTTGGGTAACTGCGTTAATGATTAGAGCGGAGTTCTGTTTAGAACATTTTCTATTTTTAGCCGCTAAATAAATAGGTAAAATAGAAACTCCAAAATTCGTACGATCTAAGTCAATCGTATGTCTTATACCAAGGCTTGCTGATAACAAAGAACAACAACCTCGAGATTTATTTGCATATAAATCATCACTCGAGAAACAACTCAAATTGCTACAACAATCATATAAGGAACATGATAAAACAGTTCCTCGATCCCTTCGCAATTTAAAAAGATCCACTATGGTGGCTTCCCAACCGCATCTACGCAATATATGGAAGACCCGTATTAAGATATTGAGTGCTATAAATGATATAGAACTGACGCTTGATTTACTTTCTATCTTTGAAGAAAACAAACACTTTAATGATTATTCTATCATTACAGAGTCTGATGTCCTCTCAGGTGAAGTTAGTGTCGGTTTAATTGATTCCTCTTTAGAGGAAAAGTACGAAAATGTCACTGATATAGGTGGTCTTGAAGTAGACAATGAACAATCTGGTTCTAGTCAAAATACTTCCCAAGGACAAAGAGAGATATTAAGTCTTTCATCTTTCCTTAGAAGACCTATTCCAATTGCTAATTTCCAGATACCCTTATCATCTGATGTTTCAGTGATATACGATATTTGGGATCTGTACACGATTAATCCTACTATGCGCGCAAAATTGAGAAATTATGCGTATCTTCGAGGGAATTTGAATGTCAGAATTGCGGTTTCAGGAACCCCATTTCATTATGGACGATTATTGGTTTCGTATCAACCTTACAATGATCGGAATCAAAATCTTATCAGCCATGCTGCTGCCTTGTCCGCCGACCCCGGTTGGCGTCCGTTGCTGCTTAACTATTTGTCACAATCTCCCGGTGCGGCTACCATAGACGTAAGAGAAAATAAACCTTTAGACATTGTCTGTCCGTTTATTTCAACCAAACCTATGCACCGGTTGTACAATAGTGCGACAACAGCCATTTCTTCTGCAACATCATTCGATGATTTAGCAGAAGCTGGAAGTATATATTTGTATTCACTTAATCAAGTGAAAAGCACATCCGATACCCCTTCGGAGGTAAGCGTGTATATATATGCTTGGATGACTGATGTTGAGCTAGGCACATCAACAGCAACGCAAGTTGGTATTGTAACAGAATCTAAGATCCTTAAAGATGAACGAGATGTTGGTCCAGTAGAGAAAATTTCTTCTCAAATGGCCGAAGTCTCTGGTGTTTTATCTCAGGTTCCTGTGATTGCTCCGTTTGCAAAAGCTAGTCAAATAGCATTGCAAGGAATTTCCAAAATTTCTTCTATATTTGGATGGTCAAAGCCTATTATGCTTAGCCCTCCAAACTTAGTCAAAAATGTTGGATTCCAGAATGGAGCCCACACAATTGGTTATGATACTAATTATAGGATTACTCTTGATCCTAAACAAGAGCTCTCAGTTGATCCCAGAATTGCTGGCAACGGAGAAGATGAAATGAGTATTGCATATATTGCACAAAGAGAGAGTTATCTAACAACTTTTAGTTGGAATGATAATTCTACTGTAATGGCATCTCCATTATGGACGAGTGCCGTTGTACCGCATTTGCATACTTCAGAATTCTTTCCCGTTTCAGGAAAATATGGATTACAACCAACCGCCCTCGCATTTAGTGCAGCCCCTTTTTATTATTGGCGCGGCGATATCGAATTTAGATTTGATATAGTTGCTTCTAATTTTCATAGAGGTAAATTGGCGTTCTTTTATGAACCTAATGTAGCACAGAATGTATTAATTAATGCAGACATTGACACTAATAAACAATTCATGAAAATCATTGATATTCAAGAAACTCAGTCAATTTCATTCTGCGTTAAATGGGCATATCCACGCGCTTGGGCTTTAGCTCCAGATTTTGATGATTTACCGTTAATACACGGACCATCAGCATCGCTTGCTAGTTTTATTGCTTCAGCAAATGGATATATTGGTGTTGTACCATTGACCACATTGCAATCCCCGGATGATAGTGATATCTCTATTAATGTGTATGTTAAATCATCAAATATTGAATATAATTTGTTTTGTGATGATAATGTACCAACTCGTAGAGAAATCGTGACTGAATCAGAAGTCATTTCACAACACGCTGTTACCTGTTACGACTTGAATGAATCTACTGCAGATTCTACTCAAATTGCACAGGAACATTTCGGTGAAAGACCTGTTTCATTTCGCTCACTTTGTAAGCGATATGTTGCCACTACATCCCAAGGAGCTGCAGCCAGTGTGCTCACTGAGAAAACCATACTCTCTACATTCAATAACATTCCTGTTCCTTCCCCTATCTATGGAGGAACTACATCTTTGGTGTCCATGATTGGATACCTACGCTATGCGTATTTAGGTGTACGAGGTGGAATGAGAAAGAGGATACATCATTTTATCAACCATCAGGCTGTCGATTTAGCACAAGCCCGAGTTTCTTTAGACTCACCTGCTATAGTCGTCATTCCATCTACTAGTTATAATGTTAATCCTCACTATTCGAAATCTATAGGCACAGTTACCTTTGTGTTAGGATCTTCGTCTGGTATTGAAGTAGAAGTACCATTTTACTCTAACAATTTGTTTGCATTTTCTTTTGCAGACTTGTTGATCGGTTCTAATGCCGACAACGATATGATTGTAAAGTGGTCAAAGTCTTATACAGTGGCGGTCGATTCGTTCGCCGCTAATAATGCAGGCTTCGTGGTCGAAGAAACCGCTTCCGGAGAGGATTTTACATTCTTTCGTTTCCAGGGAGCGCCTTTCTTTAGCACCGCATAGAGAGAAAAACCGAGAAGACGGTATATAAAAAGAGTAGCCCATTCAGAC